GCCTTGAATATGAGTACGCATAATCCAGCAAACGGTTCTTCGCCGGAGCCGGCGGCGTATGCCACGCTTGGGCCAGGGGGGCCGGCGGGGCCTGGCGGGCCATTCGGCCCGGGCGGCCCGGTCGCTCCGGTTGGAGATGGTCCTGTGGGGCCTGTCGGTCCTGCCGGACCCGTCGGCGACGGACCTGTCGCTCCGCTCGGGCCAGGGGCGCCAGTGGGCCCGGTAGGACCGGGGGTCGTGCCGGTGGGGCCTTGCGCTCCAGGCGGCCCTGTTGGGCCTGGCGATCCAGTCGGGCCTGTTGGGCCTGTTGGACCGACTGGAGACGAGCCGGGAGGTCCTGTTGGGCCGGTGGGGCCCGTCGGCGACGGGCCTGTTGGTCCTGGCGGCCCAACGGCACCAGAGGGGCCGGTAGGTGACGGGCCGGCGGGGCCGGTGGGGCCGGTTGGCGACGGCCCGGCGGGCCCAGTGGGGCCGGCGGGGCCAGTCGGCCCTGTTGGCGACGGGCCTGTTGGCCCGGTCGGTCCAGCGCCTCCGGCGGGCCCGCTGGCGCCTGTCGGGCCAGGGGCTCCAGAAGGGCCCGGCGAGCCTGCGGGCCCGGAGCTGCCGGCCGAGCCAGGGGCGCCCAATTGCACCGTGCTGAATTGCGAGAGAACGCTCACCCAGGCGGCCCGGTGGGCCCAGTCGGGCCAGGCGATCCGGTCGGTCCGGTCGGTCCGGTCGGTCCGGTTGCTCCCGATGGTCCGGTGGGCCCTGTAGGCCCTGGCGCTCCTGTAGGCCCGGCGGGGCCGGTAGGACCAGTCGGTCCAGTTGGGCCAGTCGGCCCGGCGGGGCCTGCCGCGCCCGGGTTCCCGGTCGTTCCAGTTGGGCCAGGCGGGCCGGTGGGCCCTGTCGGCCCTGTCGGCCCGGTAGACCCAGGAGTTCCGGCTGGGCCCTGTGGCCCGGGCGGGCCGTTGGGGCCGGTCGACCCCGCTGGACCAGTCGGTCCAGGGGGGCCGTTGGGGCCGGTAGGGCCGGTAGGGCCGGGTGATCCCGTTGGCCCGGGCGAGCCTGTCGGGCCTGCAGCTCCGGTCGGGCCGGCGGGGCCTGACGGTCCGGGCGAGCCTGTCGGTCCGGCGGGGCCGGTGGGGCCTGGTGGGCCGGCGCTGCCAGGAGGGCCGCCGGATCCAGGAGGACCGCCTGAGCCTGTGGGACCAGCTGATCCTGGCGGGCCTGTGCTGCCAGCAGGCCCGGGCGGGCCTGCATAGCGAAAGTCGCTCAGATCACTCATATGCCGATCATCCTCCAGCCTCTGGAGTTGTCCGCAAAGGCCAGCTTGAAGTTCGCATTCTCGATGTCGACGATGAGGTCCTCGGCCAGGCCCATGATGACCTTCCCGTTACGGGCGATGGTCAGGGTTCCGTCAACGCCCAGCTCGCCATCGACGTGAACGATGGTGATGGGTGGATCGGTGATCGCCGGAGCGGCCGGCAGGGTAATAGTCACGTTGCCGGTCGAGACATCGACGAAATAGCTTTCGCCGGCTACGGCCGTCACGGGGCTATCAGCGTTGTTGACGATCGTGAAGGTTCCGCCAACAGCCGCGGAGAGTCCGTCGAAGCCCTCGGCGACACTTTGAAACTCCTGGTCGACTTGGTCGCCGCGAGCAAACCCGCCGGCGCCAATGTTGTGGGAGTTGTTGTAGTAGGGATTGCTCATGCTTGGGCACCTCGTTTTAGCCCTCGCAGGCTCGACTGATAGACGACCGCGCGCAGCGTGTGCTGTCGCTCGACATTGCTGACGTGACGGATCCACAAGCCGATGTGGGTGCCATCAGCCTCGATGCGGAAGGATTTCAGCGGCTCGATACGCGCGTTGTAGTTGAAGGTCTCGTAATCGGCGAGGTAGCTCCAAATCGCCCCGCCGATCGCCGCGGATACATCGCGCTCCGCTTGAATGGTGTCGCCAAAAGATAGGTCCGTGGTGACGTAGAGCGAGCAAGGACCGTTGGCCACCGCCTCGATTCGCCCGGTGCGATAGCGCTTGACGCGGTCCGGGTTTCCAGAATGATGGAACGCCGGGCGCAGCGCCGCCGTGATCGCGTCGCCGTCGAACGAGGTCCCTTTCTCCGCCTCGTAAATGTACCCGTCATCGGAACCGAAGAAGATTCGCTCGGCGCCGGCGGCGTCCTCGGCCGAGACCGCGCAGCGCACGACCTTGCCGCCGTAACTGCAGGCCATGTGCCCGGTGATCTTGTTGCCGTTCACGCCGATCGAGATGAAGCGGCCGTCTGCGAAAAAGCAGCGGTAGCGGTTGCCGCCGCGATGAATGACGGACTCCGTGACCGTGGTCGTCTTGAGCAGCTGCGAGACGAGCGGCTGAATCAGCCGGCTGAAGGTGTTGGCCTGGTAGTTGCCGTGCCTGTCCGAGGACGTCAGCGAGCCAAATCCGCGGTCATCGAGGTGGATCCCCATGCCGATCTTCTGAACCGAGTCGGCGATCGCGCCGTTCTCGAAGTCGAACGAGTCGAGCTTATAGCCGTCGAGAGGATTGCCGGTAAGCTGGTGCGTGCGCCCGCGAGTGAAGATAAACAGCGAGCCGGCGGTCTCCTCGAGGCAGCCCGTAATGTCATCTCCCAGGCCGATCTCCGCGGCCCCGAGAACCACGGTCCACTCGGCCGGGAAGCCGACTCCCGCGATCTGCCACGACCCACCTGGGAAGCCGAGCATCAGCTGGTTCTGGTCAATCGCTATCCATTCCGGTGTGTCGACAGTCATGCCAGTGCGGTAGCTAGCGAGGATGCCGTCGGTGTCGTCGTACTCGAAATAGCGGTTCAAGCCGTTGACGCCGTACATGCGCCGGGTGTTGGTGGCGCCGTAGAAGTTGTGGGTGCGGAAGCGATAGCGGCCGCCATTCGTCCAGGTTGGGGTGTAAAGAATCCCATCCTCAGTCGCTACGGGGGTGCCGCCCACGCGCAAAGTCTCGTTGTTCTGGAAGGTCCCGGTGACGCCTGAGAGCACGAGCGTTCCCACTGCGGAGCTTAGACCCCACCCTGAATTGGTGACGTTGATCCGCTCGACAACGCCGGTGGCGCCAGAGGTCGCGCCAGTGACGGTTGCGTTCTCGACGAGCAGCGTCTCGCCAGCGGCCAAGCCGGCGTCGAAGTCGAGGTGAGGATCGAACGTGACCTCGCTCCATCCGCCGGTGGTCGAGCGATACATCTTGCACACGTCCGGGGAACCGCTCGTATCGTCACGGAGCGCAAACACCCGGCCCGCATACATCCACACGCCGCGGATACGGCCGTCTCCGGGAACAGGGATGATGAGCGCGCGCTGGATCGCCGCAACGTGGTCGAGATACTCCTGGTGCTTGTCGACGTTCGGCGCGGAGCGCTCCTGCTCCGCGCCTGACCAGATCCCGACGCGCACCGCCGACGAGTCCTCGAGGTCGCCCTGAGAGCCGGAGGCGTGAGTGAAGGCGGTAACGGAGTGCACCGCGAGATAGGCCACGCCAGCGTCTACTGGCAGGTCGCTGACTTGCAGGGTTCGTGCAAAGCCGGCGAGATTCGGCGCCGCCCCCGAGCGCTTATCGGTATTGAGCCCCGTGACGTAGGCGTACCCGCTCGCCCCGGTATAGCTCGACGCCTGCGAGTCGTTGACCAGCCCCACGACCGCATCAAACGCGTTCTGATTCGAGGTCAGCGGATCGGTAATCATGACGCAGCGCCGCACGCCGTGACCGTAGTCGCGATCCTCCACGTAGGCTTCGTGCACCGTGGCGGACTGCGAGACTACCGTGCCCGTGACGAGGTCGAACACCGCTACCGGCACTACGCTGCCAAGGAACGCGCTGACCGAGGGGTACAGGCGTAGATACCGCCTCGAGCTGGTTTTGTGCGCAAAAACCGACACGATGAGCTGATCGCCGAGGTTGGCCACGGGGTTCGCGACATTGGCAATCCAGCTGTTGCGGATCTCGTGCACGGCCGTCGTGCCATCTTCGGTGAGCTTCCACCAGTCACGCGGCACCACGTCGCGGCTATCCCACGCCGTGGCGCTATCCGAGGCTCCGTTCATGTCGACCCCATAGCCTGGGTTGTCCGGCGGGTCGAGCCCTGGCGCGAGGTCCACAGAAGCCCCGGAAGGCGTCCAGGCGGCATTGCCAAGCTGATCGGCATACGCGCAATAGCACCGCCCCCAGGCAGCCAGCTCTACCGCCTCGATGATGGTGGCGGCTCCGGTGGCATCGCCAGCAACGACTTCGCCTACGGCCAAGTCGATTGTGAACGGCGCGCTATGGCGAAACCCGATGACGTGGTACGTCTCGTCGGAGGGCGCGTCCGCACCACTGAAGCGCTCGAAGCCACCAAGACGCTCGTAGCCGCCGTTGATGCCGATTTCGTAGTTCTCCGCGGCCAAGGCGTACCCGGGCTTGATCGTCATGGGCGGATCAACGAGATTGAGCCCGCCCCCCAGGGCGAACGCGTCTCGATCGCGGGTTTTAGTAGCGCGCTTGCGGCGGCGGACTTGGCGGCGGGCGGTGGCGAGATCCACGGCTCAATAACCCGGGACTTCCATTGACAGGTCGAGGTCCTGCTCGCTCATTCGGTCGAACTCATGCGACTCGAGCTGATCGGACTGCAGCTTGTCGAGGATGTCGGAGTACTCGGTTTGCGCGCCTTCGAGGATCTCGGGAGCGTCCCGCTGATCGGCATAAATGATCTTGGAGCGGCACACGATGATGCGATGAAACTCTGCCGGCATGTCCGGCTCGTTGTCATCGAGCACGAGAATCGTTGGGCGCTTATACCCCTCGGCCGTGAACGTGAACGTCGCGTTGGGGATCTTGTCGGTGCGCAGCGTCATGTCGGGGCGGATGGTGATGCTCGCGGGCTTGCCGCTGGCAGCCGCTCCGGTACGTTGCCGAAAGGTGCGCCAGTCCTCGAACCGCAGCTTCCGAGGGCTCGAGGTCGCCTTATTCAGCCAGAACGAATCGCGGTCCCACCGTCGAACGTCATACGTCGTCGGCAGCGGAGGATCTTGGCCGTCGGCCACAGCGAACGCCGTCGAGTGCTCGATCCACAGGAATTTCCACGTAAACCACAGGTTGTCGATCTGCGTGCAGGCATCTCTCGTCCACGTCACCGCGTCCAAGAGGTCGCCCGTCTGCCCCTCAACCGTTTCGAGGTCGTCGGGATTTCCGCCGGCCAGCCCCGTCTCGCGCACTAATTCTTTGGCGAGTTCGAGGTAATTCACCTACCCCCCAGCCGCTTCGCGCTCCGTGGCCGCCTTGGCCATGAGCCAGTCGATCATGCGGCCTTGCGCGCCGCCGCCTTTCGCCATCTCCGGGTCTCCGCCCGACTTGATGAAGATGGATTTGACCTGCGTCACTTTGAACTGCGCGAGCTGAGCGCGCTCCTCTGAGTCGTTGGCAGGGGGTGGCGTGGTGGCATCGGCCTTTACAGAGGTCGCCGTTGCGCCCTCGAGAATCTTCCCGGCGGGGCGCCCGGCGCCCTGCGGAGGCTCCGTGCGGTTTTCCTGCGGCGCAACCTCGACCTCGAGGCCGGTGGCATCGAAATACATTCCGTCCTGGTAGAAGCGCAAACTGGTGTCGCCATAGGACGTCGCGAACTTGCGCGAACGATCGAGTTGCCGTGCCATGTTCAGTCTCCCTGTTTCAACGAGCCTTGGTGGCTCACCACTGGTAAATGTCCTCATCGAGGTCGGAGCGCATCCGCTCCGAAAACGCAACCCCATCATCGTTCGTGGGAGCGCGCAGCTGGCGCGGCTCCTCACACTTGGAGCGGTTGCTGTGCATCGAGCCCATACGGAAACCGTCACCGCGCGTCTGCGTGGGCCCCGGCGAGGCGTTGCGGTCGCTCAAGCCGCCGGCGGTTTCGCGCCCGCGGTAGCCGCCGTGCGGGTATGCCGCGTGATCTGTCGGATCGAAGCTCGGCTCATAATCGAAATGTCCTACTCCGCCGAGCGGACTGGGTTTCTTGGCCATCGTCGTCTCCTCTAAAGCGAAGAACCTCGGCGGCGCCCACAGGGAGGGCGAGCGCCGCCGAGGGCTCGGTAGCAGCCAGGGGAAGCCGCTGCTACTTGAGCGTGTGGCCAGCGACCTTCTTCGACGGGTTGCCCGCGGGCTTCTGCGCCCCGTTGAGGGAGTCGCCTTTCACGCCCATGCCGAGAGATTCCGGCGAGGTCTTGTGAAAGCTCTCCTTGTGCGAGGTTCCCGACTCGAGTGAGCCGCCCTTGGTATTTGCGTCGCGAGTTGCCATGGTCTTTCCTTTTGGTTGGTGGTGGTGGTTACGGGCCTATAGACCCTACCACCAAGCGGTCAGGAGCATGACGTCCGCGATGCCGGTCTCGGTCGTGGCGCCCGCGATACACGTCACCGTGATCGAGGAGCGACCGCGCTCGATGTCCTCACCGCCGCCCGCCTCGTCATGCTCGATCTCGAGCACCTCGCCGACGTCGACCGTTTCCACCAGGATCGCGAGACCCGTGTCGAAATAGCGGTCATCGTCTGACCCGTCGCCGACACGAACGCCCGCATCGGACACGTCGCCGGTGAAGTCCTCCGTCACGCGGAGAATCATCGCGGACAGAACCCGGCCGGCAAGGCCGCGAGCCTTCAGCTTCGGGACCGGGAGTAGATGCGTGATGTTGACGTCACCGCCAAAGTTCACCGCCGGCAAAACGAACGGGATAACCATGGCGTTCTCGTAACCGCCGAAATGTCGTGATCGCATAGCTAGTCTCCTTTGAGGTTTCGGGCTCGGTCGACAGAGTTACCCGCCGACCGCTCCCATGAAGGGCTTCACCGACGTATTGCTACGCCGCTGACTCCCACTTGACGATACGAGCCTGGTCAGCGTCGCCGTCCGGGCCGTGCACGATGCCGAAGCCGCCGAGGTAATACCAGGCCACGCCGCGCGACCGGCCGTAGTCGCCCGGGATCTTGCCGCGGATTTCCTCGGGGATGACCAGCGCCTCAGCGACCGTGTCCTCGCCAAGAAAGAACGCCCAATCCGACAGGCCGTTGTTCCAGGCATCGGAGACGCGGAACGTCCACGTTGCCGAGTCGACCGCTCCGCCCTTGGCGATGTTGGTCTGCTCGACGAATCGCACGCCCTCGTAGCGGCCGATCTCACCGTTCATGATCTTGGTGAAGCCGGTCTCCACGTACTTGTGGATGTCCTCGAGGTTGTTTTTGACAGTGCGGAACGTCGTCGGCCACCCGATCGCGAAGTAGTCGTCGTTCATGTAGGGCGGAATTGACCGCTCCTTCATGCCATCGACGATCGCCTTGATGTGGTCCTTGTTCATGGCCACGTTGTTCGTGATCGTCGCGCCGCCTTCCTCGAAGGTGACGGCGGTCGCGGACGTGCCGGAAGTCGGCGTGACCGTGACCGGGGTCAGGTTGAACTGCGCGTGCGCCGCCCCGTCGAGCGTCTTTTTCGCGTCGTTCTTCAGGACCTTGTGGATGATCTCCGAAACCGGCTGCTTGGACAGGTTGTCCAGCTTCCCGCTGTACGGGACCGAGTTGCCGTACTCCGCGACCGTCAGGGTGCCCTGCGTGATCTCGTAGTTGGTCTCGGGCATGGCCGCGAGTTCGTCCAGCTCCTCGCCACCATCGGCCACGTCCGAATAGACGTTCCAATGGAACAAGTCGCCCTTACCGAGCCCTTTATCGGTGGCGTCCTTGGCGTCGCAGAATTGACGGAAACGCACGATCGGCTGTAGAGCCGTGCGCATGATGTCTGACAGCTCGTCGGAATACATGAAACCGCCGAGCGAATTAACTGCCCAAACCTGCATGGTCGCTGCCTCCTATGGCAGCGGACCTGCTTAACCCGTCGGGGGGAGACCCCTCGAGGAGCGCAGATCCGCAACGTACTGTTTGTTTGAGCGGACCTGCGGAGGAGGTGGGGGCGCTGCGCGTACTCCGGTAGTGGGCTGACGCACGACGGTCTTGGACTTCAAGTCCCGGCGCTCTTGGAGCGTCGTGACGACCGTCTTGCCCGCGGCCGATGGTTTTCCACCGTTCGCGGCTACGTTGCTCACCTCGCCGGCGGAGAGTTCCGGGTAACGCTGGATGGCTGCCTTCCCGGCCTCGCGCGCCAAATCTTCCCACGGCTTGCCCGAGTTATCGGGGTCCGAGAGTAGCGCGTTGAATCGGGTTTGAGCCACCGCAAACGCTTCCGGGTTCTTAGCCACGGACGTGAACTCAGTGGCGAAGGTCCGATTGACCGCCGCGCGCTTCTGTTCGTCCGTGCGCTTCTCCGTGCGCTGGTCCACTACGTCCGCAGCAGCTTCCGCCACCGCGTTCACGTCCACCGGCGGAGGGGTAGCAGTGCGCCCCTGGGCAACGTCGGCTAGGAGCGCCTTAAGAGCCTCAGCGGTCTCTTTGGGGTCGCCCCGATAAATGGCTTCGGCTGCCTTGCGAGCACCCTCGGCCAGCTTGGCGTCGTCGACCGTAACCGACGCGCCCGCGGGAGCGGGTGGCGCGGCAACAGTGGCGGCGTCATTCGTACCGGGAGGCTTCCCGGCTCGAATGTCTTTTTCCATCGTCTTGAGGCTGTCGCGGTAGGCGTCCAGCTCGCGATGATATTGGCGCAGCTTGCCTTCGGACTTCGAGGCTTCCTGCAGCCGGTACTCGGCGGCGCGCTCCTTCTGGAGCGTGGCAATGCCGGCGGTGCGTACATCGTCCTCGCTGACGATGACGTCCTCGCCATAGACGGAAATCTTGATCCCTTCGGCCGACGGCGATCGGTCCTCGGCCGCGGCGGCTACGTTGGCCGCCGCGGCTTTGGACACTACGTCGGTTGTGGCATCGGTGACGGCGGCGGGCTCGGCGCCGGCGTATTGATCGAGTACTGCGACCTGCGGGTCCTTGCCGGCCTCCGAAATCTCGGCGGCTCGGCGCTCGCGCGCTCGGCTGACAATCGCGTCGCGAGGATCGGCAGGCGGCGCCTGGCGCTCCTCGGTAGCGGGGGCCGCTTCGGCAGCGACAGAATGGTCTGGAGCGGCAGCGATGTCCGGGCCGGCGGGCTCGGACTCGGACGGCAGCACATCAGCAACAGGGGCGTCGCTCGCCGAGCGCGGCTCGGAACCCGGAAGGTCCCTGCCGGGGAGCGGAGCGGTTTGCCTGACCCTACCTTTCATTGCTAAGCCTCGTCATCAGCTGAGTCCTGCGCTTGTATGGCCAGCTCGGCGTCGCGTCCGGCAGTGATGGCTTCGTCGAGCCACAACAACACAGCCTTCGCTACCTTCGCCTTCTGGAACACGTCACGCGCTGTTTTACCCTTTAGCGAATCCATGTCAAGTAGCTGGCGAGTTGCTTCGCTCAGGTCGGCCTCGGCCTTCGT